TCAATCGTTTGCAAAGAATTATATAACAAAAAAATGCTCTTTGAGGTGGACTTAGGATTGTTGGCGGCTTATTGCAACGAAATAGCTTTATATATTGAAACGGAAAAACACTTGAGAGAAAAAGGGAGGATTCAATATTTTTATAATGATGACGGTTCTGTCAAATATTCGCAAAGCGTTCCTGAGCAAAAGATTTCAAGAGACGCGTTAAATTCTGCGTTACGTTTAGCTCGTGAGTTTGGATTCACTCCGTCCGCTCGAGCCTCAATTCCAAAACCTGATATTAACGACAAATACGATGACGATTTTAAATTCTTTGAATGATGAAAAATGAATATTATCTTGACGAAGCTGAAGCAAAAAGAGTTATTGCTTTTATAGAAACATTTTGCTCTCATTGTAAAGGCAAATTAAGCGGAGAGCCTTTTATATTGGAGCAATGGCAAAAAGACGAAATTATAGTTCCTCTATTTGCAATGAAAAATAAAAAAACAGGATTAAGAAAATACAGGACCTGCTATATTGAAATCCCTCGGAAGAACGGAAAGACCTCGCTTATTTCTTGTATAGCTTTATATTGTCTTTTCGCGGATTCAGAAAGAGGCTCAGAAATAATCTCCGCAGCTAACGACAGAGCTCAGGCTAGTTTATGTTTTGAGATAGCAAGACAAATGGTTTTAAATAATAAGCAATTAAATGAGAGAGCAAAAGTTTTCAGAAATTCTATTGTATATGAAAAAAAGGGTAATTATTATAAAGCAATTTCTGCTGACGCTTTCACTAAGCACGGAATGAATTGCAATGTTTTAATTTATGACGAATTACATGCCGCGAAAAATCAGGAGTTGTGGGATGTCATGACCACATCACAGGCAGCGAGAGACGAACCTTTGTCGATTGCTATTACAACCGCGGGATATGATAAAAATTCGTTTTGTTATCAAATGAATGATTACGCAACTAAAGTAAAAAAAGGAATTATAAAAGACGAAACATTTTTGTCTGTTATTTATGCCGCTGACTTAGACGATGACTGGACGAAAGTTTCAACATGGAAAAAAGCAAATCCGAATTATGGTGTTTCTGTTAATAAAGATTATTTAAAACAGCAATGTGAGAAAGCAAAAAAGCTCCCAAGTTTTGAGAACACTTATAAGCGTTTACATTTAAATATATGGACTACTCAGGACGTTAAATGGATAGGGGACGACAAGTGGGAAAAATGCAATTTGAGACCAATTGATTTAGAACATTTAAAAGGTCGCGAATGTTGGGGAGGTTTAGATTTAGCGTCCGTCTCCGATTTAACAGCCTTAGTGTTATTGTTTCCAATGGATGACGGAACGTTTGACATTTTAAATTTTAATTGGATTCCTGCGGAGAACGCTTATCAAAGGACTTTAAAATATGGGATTCCTTTTGACGTATGGATTAATGACGGTTTATTGTATTCAACAGACGGGGATGTTACTGACTTCGAAGCGGTAAAAAATAAAATTTTAGACTTATCTGAAATATATAATATTAAAAGCATTGCTTTTGATAGGTGGTCAGCTTCCATGCTAGTGAACGATTTAATCGGAGAAGGAGTTAATATGACTCCTTACGGTCAGGGTTTTGCGTCAATGTCGTTTCCTTCAAAACAATTGGAGCGTTGGATTTTAGAGAAAAAAATTAATCATGGAGCAAATCCTTTGCTAAGGTGGCAATTTTCTAACGTTCAAATACAGACAGACGCGTCAGGTAATATCAAACCAAATAAAGCAAAATCAAAGGAAAAAATTGACTCGATAGTTAGTTTAATTATGAGTATAGGCGATTATATGAACGACAATAACAAACCTAGCGAAAAAACTATTTATAATGATGACAATATAAAGTTTATATGACAATATACGACAAAACAATCTTAAAATTAATCTCATTTGAGGGGTTTAATCAAAGGTTTGAGCAGAATATGAGGGTCTGTAATACTTATAAAAACGCTTATTTAAAGACCGAGGAGCAATATAAGGATGTTTTTGGAGAGAAAAAATATGCAAGTTATGACTCATTTCGTATAGTTAGAGCAAGAAAAATGAAAAAAAATAAAAAAAAATAACAGATTAGATTCTATATATTTGTTAAAAAACTCTATTTATTTTGTTGATAATTAAAAAAAAAGTGTTATATTTGAATATTATTAAACAAAACAAAACAAAATGAAAAATAAAATTAAAACAAATAAAATTCTAGAACTAGCAAGCAAAGTTATTTTAAATGGAAACGCCGAGATTTTAGTTAGTCGCATGAATAACTTAGAAAGAAAGATTGAAGACAGAGAGGATGTCTTATCTCAAATGAAAGAACAACAATTTGAATTTTACAATCAATTAGAAGTAGAATTATGGAAAGCTGAATTATTACTTTTACAAGGGAGACTAGATTTAGTTAGACACCAATCAAAATGTCATGCAATAAAAACAGAAACGACAGAAAAAACAAATTAATAATTAAAACAAATACAAAATGGAAAATTTAAAAACAATTAAAGAGATTAAATATGAGTTATGGTTTGACAAAGGTTACGACTACTCATATCTTAATAAGATTAGTATTCCTGAATTAAAAGGAATTTATTATTCACACTATTAAAAACAAAACAAATGGGAAAATTTAAAGACATGTCCATAGAAATTCAGAGAGACGAAAGGTTAATGCCTACTCAAAAAAAACTATTAAAAACAGCAAACATGGTGCAGCTTTTAAATGAATTAAGAGACGTTAAGTTGTTTAAAAAAGAATTAGAGAAAGAGATAGAAAAAAGAATAAAAGAAGAAAATAATATTTAAAAATATTTTCCTAAATTTAGGAGATTTTGTTTTGTATTGAGGGGAGATTTTTTAGTCTCCCTTTTTTTTAAATATGTAACAAAGTTACTTGTTTTTAAAAAATATATTTATATATTTTGCTGTTATGGGAATAATAGACAATATCAGAAACGTTTTTAAAAGAAATTACAGTCCTGAAAATCCTTCAAATCCAATTATACCGCCTTTAGATTACGGTCAGTCAACATCCTCGGGAGTTGATATTAACGAATCTAACTCGTTAACGTTGGCTGCGGTTTGGGGTTGTATAAGAACCCTCTCAGAGTCGGTTGCTTCGTTACCGATAAACGTCTATCAAAGAGACATGCAAACGGGAGGACGAGACGTTGCTTACGCTCATCCGATTTATAATTTATTACATAATGCACCTGCAATGAACATGACTTCATATTGTTGGTTTAATACAATGATGTTAAATTTGTGTTTATATGGCAACGCTTATGCTCATATTAAGAGAGATAAAAGCATGAGACCAATTGACTTAGTTATCTTAGACCCTTCAAAAATAAAAGTTACTTTAGTTAAAGGAGAGAAATTTTATGTTCAAACTTATGAAGGCAAAAAAATAACTTATTCAGATAATGAAATAATCCATATTTTAGGATTGTCAACAAACGGATATATAGGAAAATCTCCAATTTCTGCGGCTAGAGAAAACATCGGACTCGGTATAGCGTCACAGCGTTACGGGGGTGCGTTTTTTGGGAACGGTGCTTCGTTGTCAGGGGTTTTAGAACATCCTGCAACTCTATCAAAAGAAGCAATGGAAAGACTGGCTCACACATGGAATCAAAAATATAGTAACAATGGAGGAGCTAATGCTCATAAAACAGCAATCTTAGAAGAAGGCATGAGCTTTAAAAATATATCAATTCCGCCAAATGAAGCTCAGTTCATAGAAACAAGAAAATTCTCAGTTGTTGAAATATGCAGGATTTTTAGAGTGCCTCCTCACTTGGTTATGAGTTTAGACGCTGCGACTTATTCGAATATTGAACAGCAGTCTCTCGAGTTTGTTAAGTATACGCTTTATCCTTATTTAAGAAATTGGGAACAAGAGTTAAATAAAAAATTATTTAAAGAAAACGAAAAAAGTCGATTATATTGTGAGTTTAAAGTTGACGGATTATTGAGAGGAGATTCGAAAAGTCGTTCTGAGTTTTATAGAACTTTATGGAACATGGGAGTTATTTCACAAAACGAAATCAGAAGTTTTGAAAATTTAAACGCTATTGAAGGAGGAGACAAATATTATGTTCCATTAAACATGACTCCTGCGGACGCTCTAAAAGAGCCGACAGAATCAGTCGAGACAATAAAAGTAGATGAGGAGAAATCAAAAAAAGTTAATAACCGAAAAAAGAAAAAATAATGCCTTACGTTAATTTTAATGTTGCTAGAGTTAGAAATAATAATGATTTCAAACAGGATTCATTTAGGACAATAAAAGGAGGAGAGCATATGTTTCCAAAAGCGGGACTTGTTGTCGTGCCTGACGAAATCAGAGTTATTTCAGGACAGCTTAAACAAGTAGAAAATGAACAATATAGAGCTCCAATGGAGTTATTGTTTCCAATTGACAAATATCCCGCAGAATCGGACGTCAGGACATGGCTAGAAGACGAAAATATTGAAATGATTAATTACTATCCCGCAGGAGAAGGCAAAATGGATGATGAGGAGGAGGAAAGAGCTTTAGAGGATATTGATTTAACTCCGACAGACGCAATGATTAATGAGGCTAAAAAAGGTTTGGAATGGAGAAAAGAATTTAACAGAGGAGGGACAGACATCGGAGTCGGCACAGCAGAAGCTATTATTAACAAATCAATCACTTTAGACAGAGTCAAAAGAATGTTTAGTTATTTTAGCAGACATGAAGTTGATAAAAAAGCCGAGGGTTTTGAATACGGAGAGGACGGGTTTCCTTCGAACGGTCGTATTGCGTGGGCCTTATGGGGAGGAGACGCAGGTTTTGAATGGTCACAAAGAAAAACAGAGCAAATAAAAGACGAGGAGGAGAGAAATATATATTTAGTAATGGGATGTTCATGCTCAGGAAAATCAACTTATATAAGAAACAACGCAAAATCAGGAGACTTAATTTTTGATTTTGACAAAATACATCAAGCGTTAACAATTAGCGAGAAACATCAACACAATGATATTATTAAAAAATATGTTTTTGAAATTAGAGACGCAATTTTCAATAAATTAAAAAGAGATAATAATATTAAAGCATGGATAATTAATTCGTCTCCATTAAAAGACGTTAGAAAAAAATTAGTTAATCAATTAAACGCAAAAGTTATTTATATTCAAAGAGACAAAGACGACTGTTTAAAAATCGCAGAAAACGAAAGACCTGAAGAATATAAAAATTATATTAATAATTATTTTAATGATTTTGACGGTTTTGATGATGACGAAAATATTGAGATTATACAAATAGATAAAAAAAATCTAACGACACAAGAAAAAACAAACAAGAGAGACATTATCGGATATTTAATAACAGACGGAATTGAGCTTCCATTATTTGAGACAATAGAAGAAGCTCAACAAGAAGCCGAAAGATTAGGCGGGAACGGTTATCATGAGCATAAAGTCGATGACGTTATTTATTTTATGCCTTTTGAAAGTCATGCAGAAGCAATGAATGTTTTAAAAGAAAATAATATCTCTGAAGAAAAAAAAATAAAAGAATATAATAATTTTAAAATTAATAACATGGAAAGAAGAATATTTGCTAACGAGTTTCGTGTCGTTGATGACAAGAAAAAGAAAAATAAAAAAATAATCGGATATGCTTCAGTTTTTTATAATGAAGAAAAACGTTCAGAATCAGAAAATCTAGGAGGTTTTTATGAGCGTATAAATCCGAGAGCTTTTGATAAAGTTATCGAAGAAAAACAAGACGTCAGAGCGTTGTTTAACCATAACGCAGATTTAGGCGTTTTAGGTCGCACAACATCAGGGACTTTGAAATTAGAAGTTGACGAAAAAGGTTTGAAATATGAGATTGACACTCCTGACACTCAACTAGCAAGAGACTTAGTTGCTTCAATGGAGAGAGGAGATATTTCTCAAAGTTCATTCGGTTTCACAATTTCTGAAAACGGAGATTCTTGGGACGAGGATTCTGACGGGAGAACTATAAGAACAATCAATCAAGTTGAACAGCTGTTCGATATTTCTCCAGTTGTATATCCTGCATATACTGACGCTTCAGTTGCATTAAGGAGTTTTAATAACTACAAAGAAAACAAACAAAAAACAGAAAACACGAAAGAAAAAACAGACTTACACGAGAGAAATTTAAGAGAATTAAAATTGAAAATAATTAAATAATTTTTAAAAATTTATAAAATGAGTAATATAAATAATTTAAAAGCGATTAAAGAGGACAGAGTTTCTTTAGTTCAAGAAATGGACAACATTCTTGAGACTGCGAAAAAAGAGGACAGAAATTTGTCGAAAGACGAACAAGTTAAATGGGACGGATTATATGAAAAAGAAGCAGAACTAAGAAAAGCAGCGAACACTTTAAAAACGCAAGACGACTTAAATAAGTCATTAGCAGCAGACTCAACTCCTGTAAAGGATGACGTTTCTGTTGACCAAAAAGAGGCAAGAAGTGCCGCTTTCAATAAATACATCAAAAGAGGTTTTCAAGGTTTGAACGCTTCTGAAAAAAAATTAGTTGAAGTGAGGGGCACAGCGGCTCAAACTACTGCGACTGATTCTTTAGGCGGTTACATCGTGCCGAAATCATTTTCGGATGAATTAAACGTGAAATTACAGGGAGGTTTTTCTTCTGTAATGACAGCAGGAGCAAGACATGGCTCAATCATAAACACTGCAACAGGTTCTCCATTGTATTATCCAAACACTTCGGACACTACAACAGGAGCAATGATGACAGAAGGCTCTGCGGTTGCTGTTTCTGACATAACTTTCGGAAACACAATATTAAACGCTTATACGTTTACGTCTAAAGTTGTTAAAATATCTAAACAGTTATTAACTGACGAAGGTTTTAACGTTAACGATTGGTTAGTTGACATCCTTGCTAGAAGATTAGCGAAAGGTATAGATGAGCAACTAACAGGAGGTTCAGGTTCATCTGCTCCAACAGGTATTAACAATGCGGCAACTGATTCAGGTGTTGGTTTTGGAGCAGACACTCCAACATTAGCAGAGTTAAATGAGGTTTATCATGCAGTTAATTCAGCATATAGAGGAGCTAATTCTTGTTGGTTTATGACAGATGGTTTATGGAAAAATATCAAACAAATGACAGTTAACAGCAATTTAATTGCTAATGCTGACATTTTAAGCGGTGTTAGACCATCATTTAGCGAGGATGGAAATGCAGGGGTTATTTTCGGAAAGCCTGTTTATTTGAATGAAAATCTTTCAGCAGCAGGTGCTTCTGGAGGCAAAACAATGGTATTCGGAGATATTTCTCAATACAAAATCAGAATGGTTGGGCAACCTCAACTTCTTAGATTAGATGAGAGATATGCTGACGAGTTAAACGTTGGTTTCATTATGTTCCATAGATTAGACGGTCAATTGGTTACAGCAGCAACTGACGCTTTAGTTTATGCAACAAGAGACTAAAAATAATTTAGATTAATGATTAAATCTGTAATTATTAAACAATTTGAGAGAGGGGGAAACACTTATTTTCCGACTCAGGAATTAACTTTCCCTCCGTCTCAATTTATAGAATATTATAAATTAGGTTTTGTGAAACCATTAAAAAGAAAAATTGAAAAAAAAATTATAAATAAAGAAAAATCAATTATAACAAATGGAATATAAAAACGTTGGCGTATTTAGCAAAGTGTTACACACCGCAGCGACCTCAGAACCGATTGCGTTATCAGAGGCAAAATTATTTTTAAAAGTTGATACTTCTGACGATGACGCGTTAATCGGAACGATTATAAGCTCAGCAAGAGAATACGTTGAAAACTTCACAGGTTATCAATTGCTTTCGGCTACATATAATCAATATTTAGACAAGTTTCCTTATGGTAATGTAACAATTGAGCTTTTGGCGAATCCAGTTTCTGCGGTTACTCATGTTAAATATTATGACTCTCAGAATACTTTGCAAACTTGGGACACTTCAAATTATGATACTGATTTAAAAGGCAAACCCGCGAGAATTACTCTAGCTTATAACTCAACGTTTCCGACTACTTACGAAAGAACTAACGCTGTTGAAATTAAATTCGTTGCAGGATATGCTTCAACATCTGCGACAGGATTTCCAAAACAATTATTAAATGCAATGTATTTAATTATCGGGCATTTATACGAAAACCGTCAGGAGGTTATCGTTGGAAAAACAGCTTATAAAATACCGCAGGGAGCAGAATCAATATTAAGACAATACAGAATTTTTAATTTTTAACATTATGGCTAAAGGACTTCCATTAATGAAAAAAGGTTTATTGACAGCTGAACTTGTTGACAATGACGATGTTAAAAAGTTTTTAAAAACACTCCCTGAAGGTTATAAAAGACGTTTTTTAATATCTATATTAAGACAAAACTCAAAACCATTTATTAAAGCGGCAAGACAAAACCTATCAGCTTCAGTCGAAGGACAGTCAACAGGATATTTAGCAAAAAGTATAGGATTTAAAGTTAAAAGAACTAAAAACAAAGACGTTGTTTTTGCAGGAGTTAGACCAAATGCAAACAAAAAATATTCAAAACAAAAAATCGGAAACGAAGAAGTCAGGACAGCTTCTTATGCGGTTGGTATTGAGTGGGGCATGTATAAAGGCGTTTTCTCGGGTTTTGGTTACATGAGGAAGGCTTATGAGTCTCAAAAAGCCTTAGTTCGAAAAAACATGGTTAAAGACGCTCAGGAGGTTATCGAAAAAAGAACAAAAAGAATGTTAAAAAACGGTAAATATAAAAGATAATGGCAGCGATAGGGAAAGGCATATTCAATTTATTATCTAACAACGGGACAATTAGCTCAAATGTTGGAACGAGAATAATGCCTCAAATAGTTAATGCAACACAATCAGGAGCACGAGCTTTCCCTTATATAACATATAATATAGTTTCAGTTGACCCTGTTGCGGACAAGAGTATTTCTGCGGGTGGTTCAGCTTTAATTGATGTCTTTAGAGTTCAAATAACTATTTATACTGAAACGTATAGCGATTTGGAAACACTATCAGCAGCAGTTTTAGCAACGTTAAACCGCTACACAGGGACAGCAAATACAATAAAAATTCAAAGCGTTGATTATATAACTCAAGCGGACGACTTTCAAAAAGACGGAGGTAATAACGGGATATACGGTCGAGGGATGGATTTTAATTTTAGAATTAATAATGTTTAAAAAAAAGTAATATGAAAAAACTTGAATTAACAAAAGATGTATATTTTAATGAGGATAATAATTGGAAAGCAGGAACAATTTTAACAGTTCCGTTTGATATAGGAGATTTGACTTATGAAAATATAATAAAAGCAGGAGACGGAAAAGTTTTCAGCGAACAAATAATGATGAAAGAAGAAAAAAAAGAGAAAAAAAGTAAAAAGAATTAATAATTATTAAAATATTTAGAAATGGCGACTACTACATCACTCAACGGAACGGATTTCATTGTTCAAGTTGACAAAGGAGCAGGATATGTCACAATTGCAACCTCAACAAGTGCCTCAATCTCAATGTCTTTAGAGACAAGAGATACAAGTGCAAAGAGTTCGGCAGGTTGGGCAGAAGCTCTATACGGTCAACGTAGTTGGACAATTGATGTCGAAGGATTACTTAATTTCGGAACAGGAAACATCACGGAATTGTGGTCTATATACGAAAACAGAACAGTTTGCACGATTAAATTCATTCAAACAACTCCAGTGACTGGAGATTCTTATTGGAGCGGAACAGCTCTTTTAACGAGTTTATCAGCAGACGCACCAATGGAAGACTCGATGACTTATTCGGCTTCTTTCCAAGGTTCAGGAGTTCTTGCAGACACAACGAACTAATAAAAATTAATATTATAGGGAGGAGTTTTCTCCTCTCTATTATATTAAAAAAAACAAATATTAATGAATTAAAAAAGATAACTTATGAAATACGAATTAATTACGGTTGGCGGAAAAGAAAGAGCAATCCGTTATGGTTTTTGGGCGTTAGCTCAGTTTTGTGAAATGTGTAATATTAAATTAAGCGACTTAGGAAAATTAGAAAAGGATTTAACTCTAAAACAAGCAATATTTTTGATATATGTTGGCTTAGAGGACGGAGCAAGAAAATCAGGCACGGACTTCGATTTAAAAGTTGAGCAAATTGCTGACTATATTGACGAAGACGAAAGTTTAATTACAAGGTCTCTTGATATTTTTACCAAATTTCAATCAAAACCTGATAAAAAAGAAAAAGCTGTAACAGGAAAAAAAAAATAAAAAATAAAGATTCTTTAGAGTGGGAGGATTTATTTAAAATTGCTTTTGGAGTTTTGAATTTAAGTGAGGATGAGTTTTGGGATATGACTCCTAAAACGTTTTCATTTAGGACTCAAGGTTTTTGGGAGCATTTTGAATTAAAAGAACGTTTAGAGTGGGAGAGGACAAGGTGGCTAGGGACAATTATTTTGCAGCCTCATATGAAAAGAGGAAGGACATTAAAACCAACAGACTTAGTTAAGTTTGACTGGGAGAAAGGAGAAAGCAAAAAGATGAGCAAAGACGAGCTCGATAAGAGAAGAAAACATGCTGAATTTATAAAAAAGAAATACAGTAAAATTAGTAAAAATAAAAATATAACAACATGGCAGGATTAGGAAGTGTTACGGTAAATTTAGGAGCTAATATTAAAGATTTTAGAACCAAAATGCAACAAGCCGAGAAAACTTTTACAAAGTTCGGAAAAAAAATGCAAAACACGGGCAAATCTTTGACAATGGGTTTGACGTTACCGTTAGCAGGATTCGGAGCTCTTGCTGTTAAAACTTTCGATAAACAAGAAAAGGCAATCGCACAAGTTGAAGCGGGTATTAAATCAACAGGAGGAGCAGCGGGTTTCACAGCAGACGAGTTTAAAAAAATGGCTGCCGACTTACAAAAAGTTACAATTTTCGGAGACGAAGACATTTTGCAGGGAGCAACCGCTCAGCTTTTAACTTTTACAAATATAGCAGGAGAGCAATTTCAAAGAACTCAAGAAATCGCGTTAGACTTAGCGACTAGATTAGACGGAGATTTAAAAAGTTCGTCAATTATGTTAGGTAAAGCGTTGAACGACCCTGTTGCCAATTTATCTGCATTAAGTAGAGCGGGGATTCAGTTTTCAGATGAGCAAAAAAAGACGGTTAAGGCATTAGTTGAAACAAACCGACTTGCAGACGCTCAGACTTTAATATTAAACGAACTAGAGAATCAATATGGAGGCTCAGCTCAGGCAGCTGCTCAGGCAGGTCTCGGACCTATACAACAACTGAAAAACTCTTTCATGGATGTTACCGAACAAATCGGAGCAATATTAATCCCGCACCTTCAAAAATTAGCTACATTTATAAAAGGCATAGCAGACAAATTCGCAAATTTAGACACAGACACAAAAGAATTAATTGTCAAAATTGGAATGATTGCAGCAGCTTTAGGACCGTTGTTAATGGCTTTCGGAAAAGTTATGATTATAATTCCAAAAATAGCAAGAACAATGGCAATGCTAACAGGACCAATAGGACTAATCGTTGGAGCTTTAGCAATGGCAGCTGTTTTGATTGTTCAAAATTGGGAAAAAATAAAAGAATATTTTACATCAGGAGAAGGCTCTCAAATGTTTACGACTATTAAAGAAATCGTTATTCAGACAATGTCATTAATTAGCAAAGTTGTTCAGGTAACAGTGCAATTCATTGCTGACATTTGGGCGAGGATAGGTCCATTTGTTATGAAAATAGTTACTAGAGTTTTTAACGTTATTGGTAACACTATTAAAACAGTATTAAATTTTATTTTAGATATTTTAGGATTTTTTCAGAGAATTTTTGCGGGAGGTTGGGAAGGTTTATTCAATGGTATAAAAACATTTTTTGTTAAAATATGGCGTTCAATAGTTAGATTTTTATTAAAGGGTTTAATTACTGTCATGAAAGGCATGAAAAAACTTCTTGAGGCTTTTGGAGCAAAAAAATTAGCTGCTAAGGTTGACAATACAACAAGCAGTTTAGAGAATTACGGAAACGGTTTGAAAAATGTTGCTAACGGAAGCGTCAGCACAGGCAAAGATATAAAAAAATTCAATAAAGAATTAAAAGAACAAAAAGACACAACTAAGGACGTAGTTGACGAAACGCTTGATTTAACAAAAGCAACTGAAGGATATAACAAAGAAATTGACTTGTCAAATATTGATACGACAAATAAAGATTTGAAAAAAAACAAAAAAGCTACTTTTGACGCAACGGAATCAATGAAAGAGTTTACAACTCAATTCGAAGCTATTGACAAGAAAGCCGAAGTTTTTGGAGAAATGGGCAAAGATTTTGACGCGAACGCTGAAAAAGCTAGTTTAATTGAGTCTCAAATTACAACTTTAATAGACAACGGGATTGACCCTGCGTCAGACGAAATAAAAAAATTAAAAGATGAGTTTGCAAAATTAGGAAAAGAAGGAAAAAAAACTAGCGAAGATTTAGCAAAAGGATTGCAAAAATTTGCTGACACAGCAGGGACAATCATGTCGGGTGTTGGTGCGATATTTTCTCAATATTTCGAAATGAAAATGCAGGGACTTGAAAATGACCAAGCTGCTGAAGAAGAAGCATTGCAGAAAGCGTTTGACAATCAAGTTGAGGACATAGAAAATTCAACAATGAATCAACAATTAAAAGACGCTAAATTGCAAGAACTTCAGGAGACTCATGACGAAAACATGACAGGCGTTCAAGAGAAGTTTCAGCAAAAAATGGCTCAACAAAAAAAGAAACAAGCAATCGCAGACAAAGCAATGGCAATAGCAAACGCAGTTATAAACACAGCTGCGGGGGTGGCTTCCGCTTTACCAAATATCCCACTGGCGGCAGTTATTGGAGCAATGGGAGCGGCTCAGGTTGCCTTAATAGCTTCAACTCCTATTCCTGCAATGGCACAAGGAGGAATCGTGACTGGTCCTACAACTGCCCTCATCGGAGAGGCGGGTGCTGAGGCGGTTATTCCGTTAGACAAATTAAGCTCTATTATGGGAGAGCAAACGCAAACAGTTAACGTAGTGGGTAAAATATCAGGAGACGATATAATTCTCGTTTCAGACAGAGCAAAACAAAACAGAACACGTGTAAGAGGTATAAATAGTTAATTATGAATATAGGACAATTAGACAGACGAATTACAATTCAACAACCTTCAGAGTCTCAATCGGCTTTCGGAGACATGACGATTTCTTGGGCAACTTTGAGGAGCGTTTGGGCTCATGTAATTTATAAATCAGGAAATGAGAAAGACCAAGCGGACAGAATAACTGACATAACAACGGTCATTTTTACTATTAGATACGCGTCAGACGTTACACAACAAATGAGAGTTTCTTTTGATTCTAACACATATTACATCGATGAAGTTTTGCACCATGGTCGTAAAAAATGGACTCAACTTAAAGTTAAAATAAAACAATAATAATCTAAAAAATATGAAATATATTAATAATATAAAAATCTTGTTTAAGGCTATTTTTAAGCGATTTAAGGGACTTTTACCTGTTTTTAATATATATACATTACTTGCATTGAGTTCTTTAAATAACAGATTAGAACAAAAATCAATAATAAATATTATGTTAACCAACAAAAAACACAAATAAAAATATTATGTTAACCAAAATAATTAAAAATATAAAAAAATGGATAAAGAATACGACACAGAAAATCCAGAAATTCTGGACTGTCCTGAGGGTTCAAATTGTGAACCGTCTGACGAAAATCAAGAAATTTGCAAATGCAAAATTGATGAAAAAAAAGATTGACAAATTCTTTTTAAAAGACGATATAAAATAAAATGGCTTTATATAATAGATATAAAAACGAGCATTATTCTGAAAACGGGACTCTTTGGAAATTAGAAATTTTAGATTCTACTTTGTCCTCAGGAAACATGGACACTGAGTTTGATTTGACGCCAACGGGCGTCACTGTAAAATGGGACGGAGAAAACGACGAACGTTATCAACCAATAAAAGGAAGCTCTTGCAACTTTACAATGATGATAACAAACGCAACTTTAAACGGTTTTTTAGCATTATTAAGAGCAGCAGACGAGGGGCGTTTTACTGTTAAATTATCTTATTTTAGGAGTTCGTCTTGGGAGGTTTATTGGAGAGGTTTTATTGTAGCTGAAAATTTAGCCGAGGAGGACGTTGATTATCCTTTTGAGTTAGACGTAGAAGCAATTGACGGATTAGGTAGATTAAAAGATTTGCCTTTTAATCATGTTGCAACATATAACGCAGGGACAGGATATAAAGCTCTAGCATATATAACAGACATGTTATCTTTGTGCGGTTATATTGCAGACTTCGGGACGGGAAATACCTTTTTATATACAATGGTTGATTTATACGAAGACTCCATGTCTAATATAGGAGCTCAGGCTTCTGACCCTGTTGAGAAAACGCAAATATATGCAGACGCATTTTTGCAAATAGACGAAAACGGAATCGAGAATCCTGTTTCCGCTTTAGAAGTTTTAGAAAATATCTGCAAAGTTTTCGGAGCAAGAATTTTTCAAAGTCGGGGAGCGTGGTATTTTATACAATTGCAAAGGTATCAAACAACGGGGACGGTTGAATATAGGCGTTATGACGAAGCGGACAACGCTCTCGGTAATGGGACTTGGGATTTAAACAAAATAGCGGGTTCAAGTTTTGTTGTCACTTTAGACGATACAAATATTATAAAACTAGCGGGAATGAAAAAAGAGTTTTACGAGCCTTTGTTTAGAGCTGCGATAACATATGACACTTTTGGGAAAACTAGTTTATTAAAAGTCACTCCGTCAAATCAATTCTCAGGAGGAACAGCGTCAACTCATGTTTTAGGAGCTTTAACAGCTACCGCTAACGATGCGATTGAGGTTTCTTGGTGGGTAAGCACAGACATTGTGACTAATAGTTTTAATTATAGCACTACTATCAACGGCTTTTCGGGTGCGTTGACAGCTTTTCAATATGTGGGCGTTCAATTATATAATGACCACACAACGAATGAATATTGGGACGAGACGAATCAAGTTTGGGACTCGTCAGGAATACCTGTAACAAATTATTTTCAGGTGCAAAATTTAGGATTACCAGTGACAGGGACAAATTTCGCAAGTCCTCAAACGGGAAGTTTTAATTTTATAACCGCTGAGCTTCCGAGAAGTGCTATTTATAGCATTAAATTTTCTGCTGAGCCTTGGGTTTTAGGGACAGGGACTTTAGCCACTCCTCCAAATGGAAGCGGTCAAGTTTCGGCAAGTTCAACAGCTTCAGTCGCGGCACAAGCTCCTCATCCTGTCACACAATTCATGAGTCCTTCTAAAAATTACGGACGTTATGTTTTATATAGCGTTGCGGGTAATATAACTGTTAAGCAAGATTATTTTTCACAAGTTGGGAACGGTGCTTCGCTAGAATATCAGGACGAGGTTTTAATTGGAGACGGACCAACTAACGCCAGTGTCGGAAGGCTCGAAGTATGGAACGGTTCGGCTTATGTAGTTGCGGACACATGGCAACAGTCTCAAGCGGGGACATCAGCAACCTTATTAAATTTAATGGCGGAGTTAATTTTAGGGGGTCAGCGTGTTTTCGTTGACAAAAACCAAATGACAATATATTTAAAAGGTGGAGCGGGATATATTGTGGACTTTACAAACTCAATTAAAATCACAGAGGACTCGACAGATTTTCGATACATTCCCAACGGGTTTGAAATTCAGACAGGACTTGACGAAGTGTCGGGAGAATGGTTTAAAAGCGTTTTAGATACTTCTTCAAGCACGAATACAACAGTTCCCTCATATGTTACAACAAACACCAAAAAACCGAATAAAAACGCATATTTTAAATAGTTATGAGCTTTTACTTAAATAATCAATTCAACACCAGAGCTATTGGAACGCTAACCGCAGCAGTTACAAGAGGGGCGACTATTACCTCGTTAACGACTTCAGAATTACCAAATTCTATAATTCAAGACGGGACAAAATTAATTTTACAAGCACCTGACGGAACAACAAAAATGGTCACAGCTTCAGCTCCCAACGCAGCAGCAGCTAAAATTATTAATATAGATTCTGTCACTATTGCGTCAGGTTTTCCTATTGGGACAATGATATATTTTGAAGCGTCAGACTTTTATAATAAAACGTTAACGCAAAAAAAATATAATTTTAACCAACAAATAGTATTCTCAGGAGGAACAACAGACACTAATGATTATTTACGTAATTATTCACACGATACTCAATTTAATATAAATACATCGGCTTCGTTATCTAACGGAGACTCTAAGAATAACAACTGGGGTGCGAGATATGGCTTTTTTGTTGCTCCTGTTGAATGTAATTTGACTAAGGTTTTTGGTTGGATTAATGGTCACGGAGTTTCTAGTTCAAAACCTGAAGCAATAACATTAAGCATATGGAAAAAAGATTCTACTGCTAACGGGACAACCGCAACGAGAATCTATTTATTATCTCAGACAACTCACACCTTCCCTGCTAGTTCAGCTAATAATTACGTTGAACAAATTATCGACACGCCTTCTCCCGTTGCAATTAATAAATATGATTCATGTTTCGTGACAATTAGAAGAATCGGAGACGAAGAACACGACAGGACCGCTACTTGGTATTTAAATTTTGAAGTAATTTTCGAAGCAACACAAATTAATTAAAATGGAAAACGAAAAAAACATATTACAATGTTGGTATTCAGGACAGATTCCTGAAAGAGAGTTTTTTGACATGCTTTCTCAAAACCCTAAATTATTAAAATTATGGCATGAACAAATAATAATAAACAGTAAAAAAAATGACAAAAAAAGAAAATCACAACAGGAGGAAATCCAACAGGATTAATCCTAAAGTTATTGAATGGAATAAAAAACAGAGACACGAGTCACGTCCTGTCCCTGCATGGAAAATAGATTTATTTAAAATTGTCAGTAAATATGAAACAAAAAACCTTGTTAAATTAAACTCAAAAGATTATAATTCGAAATAATGAAAAAAATATTATTTATATTATGTTTATTGATGACTTTAGGATTAAAAGGTCAAATTGACGATTTGTTTAAATTTTCGACTTTTTACGGTTCTTTGGGCGTTAACAATGCGTTATTTTCGCAGGGTCAATATGTTATGCAAAACAACCAGTTAATCGATTTAACACAAGACAATCCTTATGATTTTTCTTTAAATATAGGCATTAGAAAAATCGCTCGTTTTAAACATCAAAATAAAAAAAATAATTTTTATGACGGTTCGGAAAAATATCACACAGATAACACTTTAATCGGAGCGGTTAAAGGTTTAGAATATAAATTCCAATTAGAAACAAAAAGACAACAAAATAGAGAGTTTAGAAATAAACATTATTTTCTTCGTTATTTATCAGACTATTATGTCATTAAAGCTGAACACTTAGAAAACGGTCTAGCAGACGTTAGATTTTATAATATTGACACGCGTTTTAGAGTTAAAATCGGTAATAAATTAAATTTCACTTTTGGCGGTTTAAATACATGGAGACCGTTAGGTTATGAATATAACGCAATTCAGTCTTATATTGACGCGGGTCATCCTTGGTGGCAATTAGCTTTTGATTATGGCTATGAGGACCATTACTGGTATTTTGACGGAGAAGGTAACGGACAGGACGACTGGTATGATTATTACGACTGGTATTGGACGAATCCTGACGGAGAGCGTATTGCGGAGACAGACCAAGAATTTTATAAATATCATTACGGGAGAATCGTTAGGGAGTATCAGTTGGATATGCAGGACAGTCTCGGTTTAACTCATGAATTTTCATTCGCATTAGGATTGTCGTTTTATCATTATTCGGATAATTTTTGGATTCATAGTTGGACGGACGTTTTTCCGAAACGTTGGGTTAGTGACATAGACGACAATATTTCACAATATATAGAATTAAACAACGAAAGGATTGATTATAACATCGGATTAATTGTAGGGACTAGAATCGGAAAAAACAAAAATTTCGGATTATTTGTCGAAGGCAATTACAATCAAATGTTTGAGAGAAATTGGTTTAACATAAAAACAGGAATTAACTATTTATTTTTTTAAAAAATGACAAAAGAATTAAACGAAGACACAACTTTCAAATTCAGCATTAAAACTTTGATAGCTATTGGAGTTATTGTTGCTTCTTTTATTGGCATGTATTATCAATTAAATGCAAAAATAGACGTAGCAATGGAAGAACCAAAACCCGAAGTTTCTGAAATAGAATTTACTTTAAAAGACGAAATGATTAGAAACGAGATTTTAAATCAGAGTAAACAATTAGAGCAAATTTTATTAAGGATTGAAAGAATCGAAAATAAAGTTTATGAATAAACAATTTATTGTTAATAATATTATTTCATATATATTTATAATAGGATTTTTATTATTAAATTCTGTTTCATTATATAGTCAAGATTTTATAAATGCTAAAAGTTTTGATAAAAAAATATCTAACGATATTGTTGTCATTGAATTTTGGGCAGAATGGAACGACAAAAATAAATTTGAAGACTTAAGCAAATTAAACGAATGTCAAAAATATAGAGTTGACATAAACGAAAACGAATCCTTAAAAGACAAATATAATATAATGGCTTTGCCGACTATTATCATTTTTAATGACGGGAAGCAAGAAAAAAGATTTAACGCAAATATTTCTTTTGAATTAAATGCAACAAAAAAAGACATTCAAAATATTATTGATAATTTGATTTTACAAAAATTTAGATAATGGAGTTATTACTTTATAGATATTCAACATCCTTAGAGTCAACATTAGGGATTTTATTTTCTTTAAATAACAAAAGAGCAGGACGAGAATTTCTTTGTTATACTATCGAGGACACATATAGAGATAAAAAAATAATGAATCACACAAGAATCCCGTCAGGAAAATATGAGATTAAATATAGAACCGAAGGGGGTTTTTATAATAAATATAAAACGAGATTTGCAGACATAGACAATAAAAGAGGAATGTTAGAGCTTCAAAACGTTCCAAATTTTAAATATATATTAATACACTGCGGAAACACATCAGCGGACAGCTCAGGTTGTTTGTTAGTAGCGGACAGCGTAAACAATAACCAAAACGAAAAAGGTTTCGCGGGTAAGTCGTCAATCGCATATAAAAACATTTATAAACGTCTTGCAGGACAATTAGACAAGGGAGACAAAGTTTACATTACTATTGAGGATTTTGACTCATAAAAATAATTTTAACATTTAAAAATATAAAAACATGGATAACATTTTTGACACTTTAAACGGATTTTTCAAGGACTTCACTTCTTTATTATTTAACTTATTTGCGGTTGGCATATTAGCGGAGATAATATTCGGCTCTTTTTTTGGAGTTAATATTATCGGAAATATTGTGGGCGTAGTTAATAAACTAGGTAACGAGGGTTTTGTCGGCATTATTGCAATTTTAATTTTATTAAACTTCTTTAAACAAGACTAATTATGATTTTAAATAATATATTTTCGAGTTTATTAAATAACGCAGAAGGGATTTTAGATAAAACTATTACTACCCAAAAAGATAAATTAAAAGCGAAAGCGGAATTAAAACAATTATTAATGAACGCAGAATCATCAGCTCAACAGCAGGTCACGAGACGTTGGGAAGCGGACGCTAAAAGCGGTCACTGGTTGTCAACCAATATAAGACCTTTGATTCTTATATTCTTAACAGTTGTTTTTGTTATAATGAGCTTTTTTGACGGTAATGCAGGAGGATTCACAATTAATGACGCTTATAAACCTATTTATCAAACGTTATTAATAACGTGTTACGGAGCTTATTTCGCGGGAAGGTCGATTGAGAAAATAAAAAAATAAATTTGAGAAAAATATTAAAACATAGCGAGTTTCAAGATGAGATGATTCTGTTATTTGAGCAAGGATTAAACTATACTCAGATAGCAGAACACCTCATTGAAAAATATAACTTAAATATTTCTGCTCATTGGTTTAGAACCTCTGTTAGATATTTTATTCAAAATGGATTAACAGACAGAGAAATATTAAAAGAAAACGTTTCTCTAGCAAAATCAAATCAAAGACTCCAAGACAAAAACAGGATTAAAAATAAAGCGTTTAGAGAGGACGCAAGAATTGAAAATGCAGTCTCAGAATATAACAAAGAATTAATAAAAGTATTAAAACAAAACTCTTTTAAATTATCTAAAAAAAAATATAAAGAAATCAATCAAAAATCTGCAATGATAATTCATTTGTCTGATTTACATTTTAACGAACTCGTTAATATATCGCATAATAAATATGATTTCAAAGTCGCGTCTCAAAGACTTTATAAATTTGCTCAAAGAATTAAAGAGCTTATTAATTTATATAAAATAGAAAAAATATTAATTGCAAACACAGGAGACATTTTAAACTCAGACAGAAGACTTGACGAACTTTTGGCTTTAAGCACAAATCGTAGCAAAGCTACATTTTTAGCGGTTGACATATTATCTAAATTTATTATTGATATTTACGAGAACACTGAAATCCTAGAAATTAATTTCGCGACTACCATAGGAAACGAGAGCAGGATAACTCAGGAAAATGGTTGGATTGATATTGTTGCGTCAGATAATTACGACTATACTGTTCACGAAATATTAAAAATATTATTTAGAGAGAATCCTGATATTAAATTTATTGGAGGCAATCCATTAGAAAAATTAATTAAAATAGCGGGACAAAATGTGTTGTTAATTCATGGACATCAAATAGGGAAAGCAAACTCAAACAACATGGCTAAGATAATTTCTAAATATTCTAAAAGACATATTATTGTTGATTTTATAATATTTGGACATATGCACGAATGTAAGATTTCTGACTATTACGCTCGAGGTTCTTCGTTAGTAGGAGCAAACGCTTACTCGGAAAATGCTTTAAATTTAAGCTCCAGAGCTTCTCAGAATACTTATATTTTATTTGAGGATAAAAGTCGAATTGACATAAGAATTGATTTACAACACACTAACTCCAAAGAATTTTATAATATTAACGATGAGTTAGCTGAATATAACGCCAAATCTGAACAAAAGTCAAAAGTAAAATCGAAAATAATCGAGATTGTCATTTAATTTTTTATATTAGACCACTTAATTTCTTCATAAGTATTTGTTTGGCTTAAAAACTTTGTTTTTTTGTTGAGGAGGAGTGGATTCGTTCTGCTCCTCTTTTTTATATAACTAACAAAATAATGTTAATAACTTATTTTTAACAATTTAGATAAAATGTTTAAAAACATTAAATTAGCATAAACAAATTACAAAACAATGTATATAAAATTAAGAGAAAAATTAATTAACGATTTAAAGCATTTAGAGAAAATGTTTAAGGAATATCATGTCCCTGTTAATTTACCTTGGGACGAAATCAAAAAAGAAAAAAGAGAGATTATTTTGCAAAATTTAGTCACAAGATTAAACACTCAATTAAACACATTTTTAAATCACAAACCGTCTTATAATGACTGGATGACTGAAATTGCAGAAGACATTAAAAAAACAAATGAAAATGAATAATATAGAGTTTATATATATAATTATCAGTTTTTTATGTTTAACATGTTTATTGTCTTATACTTTTTATAGTATAGGTTGGAGACAAGGTTATGACAACGGATATGATGACGCCTACAAAGATTTTCAAAAGATTTTTAATGAATTAAAAAAAAGACATCAATGAATTTACAAGAAATCACTACAATATCAATGCAAGGGATGTTAATTTGGAATATTATCGCATTTTTTCTCGGAATTATTATAACAATGGTTGTGTCATTATACACAACTGACTCTGTCAAAAAGCAAGAATATTTCAAAGGATATGAGGACGGAATGAATAACGCAAAACAAATTTTTAACGAAGTAATGAGAAACAATGAGTAAAAAGAAAACACAAACTAACACAAGTTTAGAAATTTTAAAAAAAATTAATGTTTTAAATAAGAGGATAAACAAACAAAGAAAATCTGTAATTAACAATTTAAAATCCTCTTTAGAGACTATTGAAAATCCTGTCTTAGTCAATGAATCTACAAAATTAGATAAATTAGAGAGAGAGAGAATTATGTTAATTAATAAATTAAAAAAATGATAAAGGATTTTATATTTAGATTAATTGCTTTCGTTTTTATAGTAGTATTTTTACCTGTATTATTACTATTATTAGCGTTTGACATATTAATCCTTAATAATGACGGTAATTTTTTTACTAACTATATAGATAAATGGAGAAAAAAATAAAAAGAACTACATATCTTGATTCTAATTGTAATTATATTATAACATATAATAAATCAAAAAATTATTATTGGAAAAAACACACTGATAAATTAATAATTAAACAAATATGAGTAAAAATTTAAAAGGTCAAGAGTTCGTTAAACAATTATTTCAGGAAAACGATTTAAGTAAAACGGACATTCATATTGACAAAACTAGAAATTTTGTAATAATAACAAGAGCAGGAATTGAAAAAATACAAGCAAAAAACAATCTAAAATGTATTTATGAAATTGTAAAATGCGAGAAAGATTTTGTTGTTATTAAATGCAATGTTTTTCAAGGAGATAAAAAAATGGTTGAAACATTTGCTTCAGCAAGTCCTGAGACATCTTATTCTAAATATTTTGTTGAAATGGCGGAAAAAAGAGCCATGAGCCGAGGAATTTTAAAATCAATGAATTATTATCAACACGGAATCTTTGGAGAGGACGAATTAAACGAAAAAAAATTATGAGACATTTAATAAAATGCTTAATAGCTTATTTTTCTTTGATAGTATTAATTTTAATAATTTTATTATAAAATGTTTATCAAACATGTATTTTCATTTAAAATGCCCTCTAAATTGACTTTTAAGGGTGTATTTTTAAACGAACTGGGTAAATGGGGCGACAAGTATGATTTTGAAAAAGGATTGCAAAATTATCACAGATTTGAGCTTAACGGGAATAATGAGTTAATTGATTTTGAGGATAATATTATGGATAAATTATATAACGAAGGAGGCAAAGAGGTTTTTTATAAAGATTATATATGTAACAATAAAGGAGAAATAATAAGAGAATGTAAAGATTTTTATAAATACGATTCAACAGGAAGACCTTTGAATCAAAAAGGAGAGTTAATTAAATTAAATTAAAATGAAAAACAATACAATTATAGAGGAGGAAATTAATATTATTAAAACCGCAGTTAATGAGTATTACGATTTAAAAGAAAAAGAAGTTTTGTCAAAAGACAGACACAGAAACGTCATGGAAGGGAGGAGATTAATTTGCTATATTTTGAGACATGACTTAGGCATGAAGTTTCAAAACATTGCTAAATGTTTAAATTTAAATCATAGCTCTGTCATATATCATTGTAAGACATTACAGGGATATTTAGACAATAAAGATAGCAAAGCGATAAAAGATTATAATTTTGTTATAAGCTCTTTAAATGCTGACAACACAACTATTGATTTGGTCAAAAACATTAAAGACATCGACAAAGACTTAAAAAGATTAACACAAAAAAAAGATAGGTTAATAATGTTATTAAATAAAAAACAAAATATATGAGCAAAAAAAGATTTACAGAGACCGCAAAATGGGAGGACAGTTGGTTCATGGAGCTAACTCCAACAGAAAAGTTGTTTTATCTATATATATTAGATAGATGCAATAATTGCGGAGTTTGGGAGGTTAATTTTAGACTCGCTGAGTTTATGATTGGTTTGCCTTTAAATCAAACAGAAATCTTAGAGAGATTTAAAAACAGGATAAAGCTGCTAGAGAACGGCAAAAAGTGGCTCATCCCTAAATTTATCCAATTTCAATATGGTCAATTGAATCCTAAATGCAAACCTCATTTAGCAGTTATTAAATTATTAGAAAAACATAATTTGTTAACAGTATTCAAAGACTTAGTTAAGGGTTACGATACACTTAAAGAAGAAGAAGAAGAAATAGTAATATACAAGGAAATAGAAAAGGATAAAAAAAAAGAGATAAATAAAAGAGATATTAAGATTCTTAACAGTAAGATTGATTTATTAGGTGAAATTGCCGAAAATAATAAAAAAGCGTTTAACAATTTATAAAATTATAATTATGGAATTATTTGAAATACAAGGAAAATTAATTAAGGTCGAAAACACTGTTAAAATAAGCGACAAGTTTTCTTATAGACAGTTTGTGATTGAGTTAGATAGACAATGGAATAAAGAAGTTATGATACAACTAAACAACGACAATATAGGTTTAATTGACAAAGTAGCTATTGACGACATTATAGAGATTCAATTTGACATCAATTGTAAGTCATATACTGACAAAAAAGGTCAGTCGAAATGGTTTACTAATTTAATATGCAAAGAGTTAAGAGTAGCATATCAGGACATTGACGAGGATAATAATAATAATGATATATTTTAAAATATGGAAGCAGTAACATTTGGAATTATAGTATTAACATTCTTAGGAATAATAATAATATCAATATGAGTTCAGAAATAAAATTAATAACCACATTACAAGAAGACAATAACCAGTTAAGAAAAGAAAACGCAGAACTTAAAAAAGAACTAGAATCTTATGAAAAGAAAAAAAGGTTTTGGCAGTTTACTTTTTCTATTAGAAACATATTTAAATGATATATAAAGGAGAACAATATTATCTATTAGAAACATCAGGGAGACTGGAATGTCTAAGGAAAAAAGCTAGGCTGTTAAAGTCAGGTTATAAAGCTAGAGTAAAACGCGAGACAGGTTTTTCTTATGATTTTGAATTGTGGTGTAATAAAAATTTAAACAATGAGAGTAGTAGTAACAAAAGTTAAAAAAGAACGTTCTAAATATGGAGACATATTTTATTATGTTTTTTTTAAAGATAGAGAGGGCAACAGCTATAAGTCTTGTATTTATCCTAAAATGAGGAATTATACAAATTGGATAGGTAAATTAAAAGCGGGTTTAATGTTAGACAATATAAATGTTAAAATGTCAAATAAGAAATTAATTGACGCAGACAGCAAACCAATTGTATATAAGGATTTAACTTTAATCAATCCTGACTTAAAACAAATAAAATTATTTTAAACAAAATGAGTAAAGAAGAACAAAGATTGCAAACATCAATTGTTAAATATATTAAATTGGCTTATCCAAATACTTTATTCACTGCGACAATGGGAGGAGTTAAATTAAATAGTTGGAGTCAACGCAATGCGTTAAAGTCAACAGGATATTTGAAAGGAGTAGCTGATTTATTAATCTTTGAAAGTAAAGGAATGTATAAAGGACTATTCATTGAATTAAAAACATTAAAAGGTAAAATGACTAAAGAGCAAAAACAATTTCAAACTAATGCCATTGCAAGAGGTTATCTTTGTGTATGTTGTAAAGGTTTTGATGACACTAAAAAAATAATAGACGACTATTTAAATGAGATATAAAGATTATAAATATACTAAGTTAAATGATTATAATAGTGACGTTATAAACGAAGCTATAAACAATACTTATAAAATATTATTTGAGGACTGGACGATTGACGAATTGTTGGACATAGGAGCTCAACACTTTTTAATTAATCCTGATATAGTTGAAATACCTATCGACATAATTGAAACAATGTTGTTATATTATGAGGGGGAGGAGGCTTACGAGAAATGTTCTAAGATTAAGACAGTCCTTGATAAATTTAAAACTAAAGCAAATGATTAAATTCTATCAAACAATATCAATAACAAATTTAAAAATAAAATATATATATGACTCCAATAAAACCTAAAGGAAAAAATAAAACATGGATAGCTAAAACTAAACAGGACTCTAAGAGTTTTAAAGATAGAGGCAATGACAATCCTTTTTATAATACTACTAAATGGAGAACCCTTAGGAAATACTATATTACTAAGCAACCATTGTGCGAAGTATGTCAGCGTTTTGGAAAAATAATTGAGGGCAAAGTAGTTGACCACATTAAAAGAGTTAAGACTAATCCTGAGTTAGCATTAATAGAGTCTAACCTTCAAACATTATGTAATCGATGTCATAACATAAAGTCAGGGTCTGAGGGGCATAGAAAAAAAAAATACTATAATAATAACATAGGGAGGGTGTCTTAAATCATGAAATCCTATTAGATAAACAA